TGCCTTCCACAAATAGTTTTCCAAACTCCGTGAAGACTTGTAACTGATCTTCCTTAAACCCTGCAAGTGCGATCTCCAGTGTTGACTCATGATTATTCAATTGAATTAAATTATATGGTGGATAATTTGATTGTGGAAAGTCTGAATTAAAAAAACGATCCAGATAGTCATCCATCCCTATACCATTCTTAGCAATCTTCTCCATTAGTTCTGGAAGATTTTCAGCGTGGTAGCGTTGTAATGCGTTCATGGTTCTCCTTATTAAGCGAGTGTGAATTGTGTACCCCGAAGGCGTACACTACTATTTAACCATAAAGCATTAAAAAAGGGGGATGTTGTATCCCCTACCTATTTATTCGGTTTCACTCAAATAGATGATGCTTTGATGTTCCAGCATTATCATTAGATATGTTTCCTATACCTGTCTCTTCGGTTTCCTGTAATTCATAACTCCAATCTTCTATGACTGTATTAGAAAGCATTCTATCAGAAAGAAGCTCCATTTCTTTTCTTGCTATCTCTTCAGTCTCAGCATCAAACCAAAAATCAATTGCCTTACCAATCCTCAACAAATGTGGTTTGAGATTAGGAGCAACTAAATGTGTATTTTTCATCACCGCATTACCAGCAGCATCAGATACAGATCCTCTCAATCTAACGAAAACTAGTGCTTTGAATCTCATTTTAGTTTACCTTTCATAATCAATAAGAACATTACCAGACATGGTAGTACCTATATTACCACTATTAACATGATGCATCAAGTATGATGGAAATATTATGATGCTTCCTGGTTCTAAATTGGGTTTATAATCCAATTCAAAATTTGGTACAAAACTTCCCATATGATTTTGGATCATTCCCATTGAAGGATTTAAAAAAGAAGTTTTAGAATATACATCAACATAAATTATAAAACTCCATTGGGCATGTGGATGTATATGAACATCCTGATAATCATACTCCAAATACTTATTAACCCAAGGACCATCAAATTTTAACTTTGATCCCAATAATCCAAAAGGACCTAAATTATCAACAACAATTTCATAAAGATATTGATAGGTTGATTCAGGAACATCTAATGAACTTTGAAGTGTTGTCGCAATAGAAGAATCCCAAGTAGGTTTAAAATCATTATCAGTATAAGGTACAATGAGTTTTTCTAAATCTACTTTATCCTCAAATATAGGAATTGAAAATATATCCTTTTTCATAATACTTTAAAAAACTCCCCCACCTGGACTCGAACCAGGGACAGGGTGATTAACAGTCACCTGCTCTACCAACTGAGCTACAGAGGATTGTTGTGTGGGAGGTTGGGTTTCTGTATTACCAACAAAGAACGGGCATTACTACAGTAGTAAATTTTACGTCCTTGCCTGAGACCCGACTGGTAAGTCGATTCTGGAGACTCTCTCCAGCAGCACCACCTGTGTCTCGTCACCTTAACCAGCTATATGCCAGAAAGTTTATTCAGTCACTCCCCGTTGAACCCGTCGATTCAACAAACATAGTATAGCATAAAAAAAGAGGGTGTCAACCCCTTACATATGTAAGTCCCTTTTTACTACCAAAAGGAATTTTTGGATATGTATTAAAAGATAAACTAACTCTCACTGAGTCTGACTGATTTTGAGGGACACTGTGTATTGTAGTACTAGAGAATACTAATAATTGACCAGGTACAGAGGGATACTTAAAACTGGCAGCAAGAGATGAATAATACTTAGCATATGGATTGTCTGGATGAATTAATATAGAAAAATTACTTTTATGCAGTTCCGACTTAAATGCTATAGGAGCACCTCCTTCCTGATCCGAAGATAGATAAAAAACTCCACTTAAAAAACTATTTCCATGATAATGTTCTGGATGATGTTGTCCTGGTTTATTTACATTTATCCAAGACTGTTGTATTTCTATTTCATCACTAATACCTAATACATCAGAAATGTATTCCTGAACAGATTCTAAACAAAATTTTCTTAAATCAATTAAATTTTCATCATCTAAAATATAATCATTATCTGATTTTATATTACCTGTACTCTCATGATATTCTAGAGTAGAAATATATTCTAAAAGTTTATCCATATCACCACCATATTCAAATACCATTAAAGGTGGTACTTGAAACATAGTAATAGTGTCTTTATTTTTCATTTAATGTAATTCAATTTATCAAAATTAAAATAAACTGCCATTTTTTCTTTTGGCATAGGAAATGGTTTAGTCCCAATAGTAACAGATATTTTTAAAGCTGTCAATAAATTCCATCTACCAATATCAAATGTAATATCAGGTAAAACATATTTCCATATCCTATAAATCTCTTCTACATCATCCATATCATCAAAATGTATAGATTCATAATTTGATACTATACTATTAAAATTTATTAAATCTTGCTCCCATCTATCAAACTTCATAGATACCAATTCTCTAGGTGCTCCTGATTGATTACACATAGAAATTTCACAGTCTTCTCTATCACGTTCTAAAAGAACATAAGTTGCATTGGGAAATAATTTATAAAGTGAGTTTATATAATGAAGTAATTCTGGATCTTCAAATCCAATATACTCCTCCGACCTCTCTTCTATTCTATCAACTAATTCTTCCCAACTATTAATATATCGAGTTTCCTCGTTATAACAAAAACTATCCTTATAAGTAAAAAGATTAGAGAACCAAGTACTTCTACACCTAGCAGTGCTTAATACAAAGAAAATCTTTTTATTTATTTTTTTAATACGTTCTTTAAGTTGCTCTGTGATTAATGGATAACTTTGCTGACAAAGTTCATTAACATCCATCACTCTTCAACTTTCTTTTTCTTAGAACCAATATTATACTTTGTTTCTAAAATCCAATCTCCCTTATCTTTATATGATAAAACCTTTATTTGATTAAGTGGAGCAATGTCCTGTATATTATCAGCATTTACAATAGAGACTAACCCCCAGTCAGCCAGAAGCTGAGCAATACGATTCCTACGCTGTACATCATTGGAAGTGAGATTTGCGTGTTTGCCATCAAGGGCAAATAATTCTTTAAATGGACAAGGAAATACCTCCCCTGCTTATGCAGTATATGACATGATTGATATATTTTCTTTTCTTTTCTGGATGCTACTCCAATTCTTGTAAGTGTTTCTCTTACCTTTAGGAAGTCATCTGGCTCATTCAGAGTCACTTCTACCATTTGATCTTGCGACCAATTCACTTCAGGTTCTTTAACCACACTCATTGCTTTCCTCCAATTTCAAATTTAGATCTTATAAAATTAAGTTGTTCTTTAGTTAGGATTTTCAATGCTTGTTGTGCCTTTTCATTACTATAACCATAGTAACGTTTTACATAATCAAGATCTTTAATCTTATCTTTCCTGAGCCAAGGAGAGAATCTCTTCTTAGATCGTAAACTATTTAGATAAAAATCATATTGAATCTTCTTATCAAGAAACGAATACTTATTCATTTCATTCGCAAACATCACAGAATCAAGATGTCCAGAATAAATGCGATTAATTATATAAGGAGCATACTCCTTTTCTATGGATGGATCTTCATCAATCAAATTCTTTTTTGTTTGATTGATCGAATTTAACCAGTCTTTTAATTCCAATGTCTTATGACCCCTGCAATAATAAAACAGTTAGTGATGAGATAAGATACGAAAATAATAGAACGTACCAGAACAACGTAGTTGTCGTATCGTTTAGTCTTTTCATCAGAGAAACTACCCAACGCATATTTCCATATTCTCCATAGTTTTTTCATTTAGGTAATTTTCGATTGAAGTTCCAGTAATCAAACTTCTGCCACATATAGTATACACCAATTAGAGTTCTTTTGACAAACTCTTCAAAGAATATTATTGGTATGATAACCAATTCAAACGTAGTCATTTTCTAAGTTGTTTAATCTTATCTTTCCAATATTCTCTATCATCTTCAGTAATCCAAGGAGAGTGAACCATTGTTTGAGCGTGTTCCAACCACTTCTCATCATCCCAATCTTTCTTTGGAGTTTTAGGACCAATATAATCCTTAAGACTCATCCCAAGTCCTTCAGAGAAATAATAATGCGATTGTTTTCATAATCAGCAGAGAAGTCAAGTGGAGCATCATTAGGCCACATTAGTTCTTCATATAAAGCGTTAAGGCGATCCATATCTTCATACAGATCATTTATATGGTAATGTTCCTCATCCATTAGTAGATACCTCTGGTAATTCGTAATTAAACAATAGTAACTCTTTTCTTTCTTGTTGCTCTCTCATATATTCTCCAACTGAACGCATTGTGTAAGTTAATTTAAACTCACTAGCACTCCAGTTTTTAAATCTATCCTTGACCAACTGATCAGAGTTGTAACTAATTAGCATATTAATGTTGTTATGCTCGTCACAATCAGCAGCAAATTTGTCGTGATCGAAACATTTATGCATTGCTCCCTTCTTTCCGTAAAGGTTATCCTTGATATCATAAGGAGGATCCATGTACATAAAAAGACCATCATGAATATCTGTTCGGAAACAATATTCATAAGAATATGAATTAATATGCCAATGTGAGATGATCTCAGAATACTCTGGTAACTTCTCAATACCTCTCATAGAGAAGTTAGAATCACTTGCTTGTGCTGAGAATGAAGAACTCTCAGTAAGACCAGAGAAACTACACTTGTTTACAACATAAAAAGCAACTGCTCTTTCTAAATCAGTATGATTACTATCATTAATAACATCTTTCATCTCTGCGAATAGACATCTAGCAGAGTCTTGATTACAATTAGTAATCTTTAAACCTTTTAACTCTTTAGTTAATTCATCACCAAAAGTTTGAAGATTGACCCAAAAATTTATTAATGGTTCATAAAGATCATTAACTACAATCTTTAAATGTGGATACAGTTTACTAACATGTATCGCAACACTTCCACCACCTAGAAAGGGTTCACGAAATTCTACATACTCTCTAAGATCTGGAAAAAACTGTCCCATCTTAGTACAGGCACGAGACTTACCACCTGGATATCTAAGTGGAGTTTTTAGTCCTTTTTTGCTCATAATTTAGATGTAATTGTATAGCAGGAGAAGGTGCTTTATAATCTGCACCATGTAAAGCACAATACTCACTAAAGGTAATCTTCATTTCCTTATGAGTTAGATTACAATGTTTTGCTGCTTTTGGCAAGTTCCATTTAGCAGAAAACAACATTTCCATTGCTTCTCTAGTTTCTGTTCTCATTAATAAAACTTTTCATAGTCATCATAAACCTGCATTTCAACAGTATCAAAAATCCTGTTTAACGAATTGGCAAATCCTCTATATCCAGTTCCAACATATACTTGTCCTGCAACTACAGAAAATGTTGCTATGCCCCAGAACAGATAATAAAATCTACTCTTAACTTGATTCCGTACCTTTTCTCTGTTCATCATTTTGTTTTCTCCATTGTGTAATTAGAATGTTCAATTCAGAAATTCGCTCCTCTGCGATTTTGATTTTTTCTTCAAGGTTAGTTTGTTTCATTTAAAGACCCAGTTTTACCTTTAGTTCGGCTTCATTAACTAACTCTACCTTGATAGGTTCTTCAATAATCTCAGCAAGTTTCATATACGCTATGGCAGTAAATACTTGTGGGACTATAAAAGCAACCATTGCTATGATCCAAAAGATATAGTAATAGTTTTCTTTATTTTGAGTTCTCATGTTTTTCCCAAGGGGTATGATGATCTAAGTCTAACCATTTCCTTATTATAGCACAAATCTTCTTCATTTGAATTCACACTCCACCATAATCTCTGTTAGACACGCAAGCATATTTATTTCCTGATCAGCAACAAATGCTATTTGATATTGGTATTTCGCAATAACAAGTACGGCAGCAGGAATAGTGGAAGGCACAAGGGATTCGTATAAACTATCGTACAGGCGACGCAATAAAACACTAGGATCATTGTCCAAGTTATTGACACACCATTTACGTACTTCCGAAAAGTTTTTCGCTTTGAGGTTTTTAATGAGATCATTAACCTTTACATCACTAAAGTGAGCTAGTATTCCACTATCTATCTTGCCTCCTACTGAGTATCTTTGACACTCATTAAGAACTCTTCTCCAATCAGGGAAGTGCTTATTAATTAATTCTGCTAGGACTTTCTTATCTGCCTCAACCCTTTCTTGCTCCAGTATATAATTAATTCTTTTGAAAAACTGAGAGGCAATTGTTGCTTTTTGTTTTCCATTTATTGAAAAGTCAACGACAGCACAACGACTATGGAGTGGTTCGATGATCTTATTCTTATAGTTGCAGGTAAAGATAAACCTACAGTTTCTTTGGAACTCCTCAATACTCGCTCTGAGAAGGAGTTGTACATCGGGAGTGGTATTGTCTGCCTCATCGATAATGATGACCTTGTGCTTCGACTCACTAGTGAGAGATACCGTAGACGCAAAGTTCTTGGCATTATTCCTAACAGTGTCAAGAAAACGTCCCTCATCCGATCCGTTAATGACATAATAATCTGCCCCTAACTGGTTACATAAACATTTAGCAACCGTGGTCTTTCCAATACCTGGAGGACCAGATAGAAGCATATTAGGGATCTCACCTTGAGATAAAAAATCCTGAAAAGTCTTTTTGATATTTTCAGGTAGAATACATTCTTCAATTGTCTGGGGTCGATACTTCTCCACCCAAATAAAGTCACTCATGATGTTATAAAAAATTAAAAGAGAAAATCACACGTTCTTTATTGGGATCATAATGAACAGTTCCCATATGAAGAACATGTGAAGGGAAAATTATTAAGTCTCCCTCTTGTACAGAAGCAATTATGTTTTCCTTCTGCCCATGATCATTAGGAAACGGACAAAAGAATTGAGTACCAGAATGAACACCTATATCCATTTTAGCATAAAAAACAGCAGAATACCCAAGAGATCCATGATCATGTGGTCCATGAAAATCTCCAGATCTACATCTTTGACACCATAATGATGTTATACGTGATATTTGATTTTTACTAAAAAATTCTTGAAGATATGGATTTAATATCTGAAGTAATTCATTAGCATATGGTGGAGTTTCACCATTATTATACCTATGAAAATCGGTATAATGATCATTCCAATATTCATCAGAAACTAAATCGAGTATACGATCTTTATGTTCTTCAGACCAATTATCAACCGTTACTTTATATGCATCTATAGAAAATAAAGAAACCTTTTCAAACATTACTCAAATGTAGAATCTGGTTCTAAGGCAATATAATAAGATAAATTATATTCACTATTAGTAAAGCAAGAAAGTAATTTAGAAGAAACAACAACATCATAAGCACCAGGAATAATTTTAATATTCTCAACCTTAAAATTAAATGAAAACTTCTTATTAGTCTCACCAACAACTATAGAGTATTCATTAGAAGTATCATTCTTCTTATCACGAACAACAAGTTTAACGACACCATCTCCACCAACTGCTGATAGATCAGGTAACTGATAGACTGCTGCTGCTTTAAGCAATTTATCTAAAGAAGCACTTTCCAATTGAAAACGCACATCCTCAGACGGTAAAGTAATCTGCTTATCTGGTGGAGAAATAATTACCTGTGGATCTGCATAGAAATACTTAACCCTTCTTTTACCTTCACGGATATTAAGATAAGATTCTTCAGCAAAATCCAGATCAGGATCTTGATGTAGACTCAATCCATTTAAGAATTGATTTAAATCATATACTCCAAATTGTCTAGGAAAATCTTCTTCTATATCTGCTTCAGCAAGAATATTCTTAGCAACAGAAATAGTACGAAGACTGTTTCCTTCTTTTACAAGAATTGAATTATTAATTCCAGCAAAGTTTTTTAGAACTGTTAATGTCTTTTCAGAAAGTTTCATAACCACGGGTAGTTGTCTCTTTTAGTTGCCCACTGAAGTGATAAAGTAGGAGTGAATAGTGTAGTGCTTTTAGTATATCACGTTTTGCTTGTCCTTTCTTATCATAGCGACTTAAATACTTAATCGCATTAGATCTACAGAATGATTCAGCATCTCCTACGGACTCAATAAGGTCAAGTGTCTGGACATTGTTTTCTCTGGAAGTATAATGTCCACCATATGTTGTAGAGATATAATCCTGAAGAGCTTTAATAGCTTCATCTTCTTTATATTTTCTAGGATTGTTTGATTCTATACCAGGTGCTGGTGTATCGCTGAATGTAACTGTATTTGATGTTGGTACATCATTTAAAGTAAGATAATCAACAAACTCTGCTCCACCTGAATAAGCATCACCACATGTAGCAACACCAGGATAATTTGACATATCTATTGATATATCTCCCATTTGAGTAGTATCAATAAAAAATGTATTATCAGTACATTCTGATGCAGTTGTTAATCCTATATTAACATCACTAAAATCAACAGTTGTACCACCACTAATTGTATAGGTATTATTAGTAGAAGTTGTTACTATAGGATCGTACTCATCACTCTCTAGTGATGTTATTGTATTGTCAGTCATTTCATCATCTCCGTAAATTTCATCGTAAAGTAGACTCCAAGCATTAACCATAGCAGAATAAAAAATCATTTACAAAGGACTCAGATTTCTCTTCACCAAACTTTGTTTTCAAGTATCCTCTAACTGGATCAAGTTTAGTCATATAAGCATCAAAATCCTTATAGACTGTAGTATCTTCACCAGTTGGTTTTTCCAATTCTAACATACTTTTGTACTTAGTCAAGTATTGTTTAAACATATCAAGATGTTCATCAACCTCATCAGGTTTACAATACCTCACAAAGATATTCTCAGAGAAGTGATTACCCATCTCAAAGAATCTATACTTACCATCATCTTTAGGTAATCCATCAACAGAAAACAAATACTTCTCTCTTGGATGCTGGAAGTCAAATACAATAATAACCTTCTTATCAGTAAACTTCATAAGATCCATACCAAAACAAGGAAGATCTGCTCCTGTTTTAGGATAGAGTATTGTATTGTATATGTCAGCATTAGGATCTGTTATAAGTGCTTCTCTTGCCTTTATAAAGTGAGTACCCTCACGAATATTTGCTATTAACTTAGCATCCTTTCCTTCCCATCTTGCCCACTCTTCTACCACCCATAAATTGGGAAAAGTTTCTTCAAGTGCAGTGATGTAATTTTTCCAAATAGTCATAAAAGTGTTACATTAGATAAATTGAAACTCATAGTTATCCTTTCAACATCAGATTTAAAAGGATAAACGGTATGTCTTAAATTTGCAGGAAATAAAAATATCATTCCAGTTTTAGGTGTTATTACAGAACAACAACTATTATCATATGCGAACTCAAGACATCCAATTCTCATACATTGATGTTGATCATCTTTATTTTCCTCTGCTATTTCTTTAGGTATATCAAGAAACATTATAGCACTAGTATCACCACTATGCTCATGTAATGGATTAAACTCTCCTTTTGTTTGAAAATTTATCCAAGGACCACCACCCATATCATAATTAATTTTTATATTAGGATCCATTACATTTTCCACTATCCTGAGATCAAGTTTATGTTGTTCCTCTTTCGTAGAATGTACATGAAGTTCATTTAAATTACAACGTCTTTCATGAACAAGATATAGATATCGTCTGACATGTATATCAATATGATCCATAAAAATTTGTGGATCAAATAATCCTGATCTTTCAGTTTTGATATGACCTGCTAATGATGATCTCATATCATCACCATGATCTCTACTCTTCTCTGCACCACTAAGAAAATATTTTAGAGAATCCTCTGATATATCGCCTTGATATATCAGAGGACCAAATGGAACCAACACTTTCATATTACTCCTCAGTTGGTAATTGGAAGTCAGCATCTACCTTATCATATAATTCAAGGAATGCTTGCTTAGTCTCATCATCAAATCTGTTAACACAAACTTGAATTGCCTTTGCTTTATCATTAAAGATACTATAAGCACGAACAATGTGTACTAATCTACGAGTACTAATGATCTCATCAATACCACCATCATAGAATGTTTTGCGGATGATGTCACCCCAATCCACAAGTTTGTCTAAGAATTTAACATCAGTTACATTATACTGTGAAGCAACACCACCAAGAATCTTTTTCTCTACTGATACAGGTGGATACTCTTGCTCAAAGGTTACAGGGAATCGCTCCAAAAAGGCTTCGTTGAGCACATTAGTTCCAATGAATCTTCCATCATCTGAACCTTTGCCTTTAGTATTTGCGGTTGCGACAACGTTGAATCCTGCTCTTGGATTGACAAATCTCCCGATTTTTTTAAGGAAGATTCCATTTCCTTCAAGAATTGGCTGGAGGCAGAGAATCTTATTAGAGGCAAGGTCGATCTCGTCAAGGAGCAATATAGCACCTCGTTCGAGTGCTTCAATGACTGGGCCATTGTGCCATACGGTTTCGCCATTAACAAGACGGAAACCGCCAATAAGATCATCCTCATCAGTTTCAATTGTAATGTTTACACGAATAAGTTCTCTACCAAGTTGAGCACATGCTTGCTCTACACCAAAGGTCTTACCATTACCAGATAAACCAGTAACAAATGTAGGATAGAATTGCTTTGATTGAATTACTTTCTTTATATCAGTAAAAGGACCAAACTTAACAAATGTATTATCCTTTACTGGTACAAGGTCTTGATCTACACGAGAAGTAACTGCAGGAGCAGAATATGCCTTCTCAATCTCTTCAACTGCTTTAGGAGTAACTTCTAGATTCCATCTACCTTTTGCTACGTTATATTTCTTTAATTTCTTTGTAACTGTTTGGTATGAAATATCATTAAGAGAACAAAATCCACGGATGTCAGCAGCAGTGAACTCAGATCCATATGTTCCCCTCAATCCATCAACAATTTGGTCTTCGGTCATTTTGATTTCAAATGCCATGATGTAGTGCTTTATTTAGATGAACCTATTATAAAGCAAAAAAGGGGTCTTGCGACCCCCTGTGTACCAGTTTGTTAATTGACCTTAACCGTCAAGACTAGCAATATGCTCTTCCAATTGCTCTACTAATTTTGGTTGTGATAATCTTCTATCTAACTCTATACCAAGAGTTCTGCCAATTTCTTCTAACTTAATTTTAGACATCCATTTGAAATCACCAACAGGTGGTATATCTGGAGTAGTAGCCACTGGCATAGTATCCAAAGGATTCTCAGGTGGAGCAACTATATCTGCTATAGGAGAAGATACAGGAGGTGCTACTGTTTCTGATGGTGCAGGTGTAACAGGTGGAGCAGTTGTTCCAGAAGTTCCAGTTTCATGTGTTGTTGTAGGCAACCCAGCTGCCTCAGAAAACTTACTCATTTTTCTTACTCAATTCTTTTAGTTATTTATTATTTTCAGAAGACTCATTAAGTTCAGCATTAAAACCTG